CCGATTCACCCTGACGTGGGCCTTTATAGCCAACAAGAGCATAGGACTCTTCAGCGTAGATATCACGGTAAACCTTGATACCACCACCAATCAAAGAACCAGCTTCTGCAACACCGCCAGATGGCTGCATGTTCATTTTTCCGTCCATGTAAGCAGTTGGAGTATAGATACCGTTATTAAGGGTAGATATAGCAGCAACAACGTCTGGAGAAGCGATAACCCAGTTACCAGAACCCATACGGGAAGTAACAGCGATCTTCTGAGCAACAGCGATAATCGTGTTAACGATACCACCAGCGATTCTTTCAGCAGCCCAACGACCGTCCATAGCCTTGGAAGTAGTGCTTGCAAGGTCAACTTCAAGTGCAGTTTCGCCACCCAAGCCCTTTGTAGTTGCAGCGAACTTCAAGGATGCAAGAATTTCACGGTCGATTTCCTGTTGGATCTCAAACTGAAGAGCTTCGAGCAATAGAGCCTCGATGTCTTGACCATGAACAGCAGCCAAATCCTGCTGCAATTCAAGAGTATAATGTGACTTGATGGCACGAGTACCAACGATCACAGAACCCTTAATCACCTTAATAGAAGCTCTCTTAATTGTGTTTCCACCAACAGTTGTGCCATCGGTATCAAATGTGTTAAGAGTAGTTCCATTTTCCATATAATTGGAAAGGAATTCACCTTCGGAAGTTGACCATGGAGTTCCATTTCCCGGTTGTTTACCAGTATGGTCGGTATCAAGGTCGAAACCGATTTCTTTCTTCTGACCCTTACGGAAATCAGTAGTTTTTGTGGTGCCTTCGTACAAATAACGAAGTGCGAAATAAATACCCTGTGGAGTCGTGGTAGGAATAACAGCGATGGTGTTCATAGCTAACAACTCTGGGAACTGACGACGAATCAGTGGAAGAGCATATTGCTGATAAACTTCAACATCTGCGGTTACGTTAGCAGATTCTGCAAGGAAACCCTTATTGAGCTTAACTTGGTTTTCCAACAAAGTAGCAAGGACGGATGCCTCATTCTGACTTCTGATTGGAGCACCGATGTTGCTCTCAAGGACTGGTGCCCATTTCTGGACTAGACTTTTCTTCTGTATAGTTTTCATTTTAAGTTACCTCTTGTAACATTGGTTTGGCTAAAATTTCAGCCTTCGAATATTGTTTATACAAGAGGAAAAACTTTTTTTATTTTTTTCGGAAAAACTACATTGAACAGCAAAAAACAGGCTTATATTGCTATGTAATATGCAATATTAGCCGAATTTATTGAATCCAAGCCCTTTATAGGTATCAATCATACGTAATGTATCGCGAGTATCATTTTCCATTAATTCATCCGTTCCCATTGAGGCAGCTTCAATTAATGTTTCAGTGCTAACATCAGGACTATGACTTACTTTGTGTTGTTTCAATCCCTTTCCCAAACTTTCTAACTTAGGTGCTTTAGGAGTAGCAGTACCTGATACCTCGGCATTAATTTCATCCAATGCATCTTTAACTTGATCCAAATTTATCTCACCACTGAATTGATTGTCTTCTGTGCTATCAGTAAATAATTCAGAATGATCACCATCTAAAAAGTTTGCTATTGCATCTTTATCAATTTCTCTAATATCTTTATTCTTGAAAAATTCTATTGCAGCATCTACAATTTCAGGACGCATTCCCTTAGTTTCATTCATTATCATGACTAATTTAAGATTATCATTATATAAATCTTTGATTGCTTTACGTTCATCATATGCTTTTTGTAAACGTGTATCAGCTTCTTTCAAATCTTGTTGTAATTTTTTTGTAGCTTCTGTTGTAGGTATACCAGCGTCTTCGAGTAAATTAACCATTTCCTTTATTATCCCATAAAATTTTTTATTAATCATATCAGATGCGTTACCTCTGACGTTTTCAACTAAGACGCTACTCACTTTATTTTCAAATTTATTTGTAAGGTTTTCTACCAATGAATCAAATTTCTTAGAATTTTCTTTTTCTAAGGTATCAATTTTTGTATCAATACTTTCATTTATAGATCGTTCTATCTTAGACAATACCGTTTGAGGCATTGCTGATAATTCAGTGTCATTTAAAAAATCCTTTAATTGTATAGCCATATTATTACCTTACACCAAAAATTTGTTTTTATATCCAAGCATTGCACTTTCTAGGGCAACTCTATCAAATTTATTATATCCAACTTTTAATTGACGATTCATCATGAATTCTATACGACCACGCTCAACGCTTTCAGTCAATACTTTTAATGAGCTAGGAGCTACGTTTTCAAATTTATGACTAATTAAGGCTTTATTATCAAATGATGGATTTCCTACCACATCAACTGTGATAAATCTGTAATCATCAGCAACCTCGTAGTAACCTCTACTACTTTCAATCACAGAACCTGCACCACGAAGAGAATATCCCGGAACATATCCAATTTTTAATAAACCAGCTAAATTATGACCAGCATCGGTTTCTTCTGCCACTATCATCTTACAAAACAATTTATTTCCATTAAAATAAAGTTCTTCAACACGTGCGCAGGTTTTCATTAAATTCATTTCAAATACTGAATAATCCTTTCCTTCACCATCTGCGGTTAATCTAGGATGATTCAATTCAGCAGCTAATCTTCCATAAGGAATCATATCTTTATTTAATCTAGCTACTTCGGCTTCCAAAATTCGCGTTGGATATGATCTACCATTAATACCCGGAATATCACATACTATAGCAGTACCAAAAATTTTCAAAAATTTAGTCTTTTTTCCAGTTATATCAACACCATCTTCTAGGATAACACGAGCATCCTCAAAACATGGAGAACTAATCATATCTTCTTCATACTTCTTATACATGCGTGTCTCCCCTGAAACTTTCAGTAATTATTTGCATTATATCTCTTTCTTTTTCTGGTATAATACTTTCAGACAATTCTCTAACAATGCGTTCAACTCGCTGATTATCATCAGCAAGCAAACCGCTGATTATAGCTTTAATTTGCTTTTTTGTATTATTCATAGTATAAGTTTATAATTTTCAATATTTATTACTGATTAGCTTCTTCGGCTTCACTATCTTCTATTTTCATCTGCTCTGTAATTTCAACAATTTCAGAATCAGATAATTTAAGACCCTTACGAAGCGCATATGCAATAGATATAACACCACCGGGATTATCATCTGTCTTAACGTGTTGCATATATCCATCAAATGCCTCTAGATTCATTTTAGTGACTTCGGCATCAATATAATTCTGGAATGCATTTGCTTTATTAAATTTAATTCCAAAATTTTCTTGCAATTTGATATCATCGGATATATCATTTTTTGTATTTAACACCATTACAAATAATCGAGTTAATAATATTTCAAGCGACATCTGATATCGTTGTACCATTCTAGCAAATGCAACTTCAGCTACAGTAACCTCACCTATCTTACCGCTAGTATAATTTTCACCATCACCTGCAAGTGCAGTAACACGTCCGGGTGGAACCTTCATAGCATTCACGAGATTTCTCTTAAAGTATTTTAAGTCTTCTATATTTCCTATATTATCACCACCCTTCAATCTATCAATTGAAGAGCCAGCACTCTGACTTGATGTAGATATAAAGAAATGCTCACTTAACCCAACCACACGACCATTATTAGTAATTTCACCTGTTGATGTATTATAATCAACTTTACGAGAGAACAGTTTAGCCTGATCTTTCATAAACTTTTCGGCTTTTGGTTTTGGCATCATACCAGTATCGATTTTGAATACCAATTTCTCACTACCCCATTGGATACGATACATAGTAATCGAGTCTTCGATTGTATTTAATTGATTGAATGGTTTAACAGCAGCTTCAAGTGGAGATCTAGGATCATTAATACCACCGGGGCCATACATACCTAAATCAGCATATAATATCTGATTAGGTGAGAAATCAATGTAATTTTTACCAGCCGATTTAGAATTAACTGTATACGTTCCTTCCAACATCTGTCTATATGATATAACAAGGTTATCCTGAACAACTAATATCATATTCTGAGCAGGAAGTAAATTTACACCGACAATTTCATTTTTCTTTTCGCTATATACAACTTCTAGGAAGATTCTACCTTCTATTAAAAGGGTACGCATCATCTGCCAACCCTCTTTATCAAAATTAAGTATGCGTTTTAAAACTTCTCTTCTATATGTTTTATGCAATTTTACTTGAACTGCATGTCCAATTTCGGCATCAGCATCTACTTTAAGCGAACATATTTCACCCAAATCATCTTTATAAATACCCTCATCACATATCTGATCTAATGCTTCGGATACCTCTGATCTACCCGCTACTCGATAATATTTAAGGATTCGTTCTTTATTCTTTTTCCAATATAAATGAACTTGATTTTCAGCAATTACATCTTGTGCTCTTACTGGATCAACATTTGGTGAGTATACACCTAGAGATGGTGAGAATGCACTAAATCCATCTGGTGATAGACCATTAGGGTATGTTAACTGCTTTTTTCCTTGTCCAACGACATTTCTGGATACATCCAGTTCTCGCTCAACCTCATCTCGGTTGAAAATACGATCAAATACTGGGCCTTTCTGGTTAGCTAATCCATAGTCTCTAGCACGAGACAAAATTCGGGTTGCAAGTGTATCTTGCTCTTTTCTTGGTTCTATTAGCATATTAATTAATCCTTAACTCAAATATAAAATAGGTTATTTATATATTGTATACGTCAAGTTTATAATTAATTATATTATTTTCAATCCTCAGTAGGCAATGATTTATTCTTGAATGCTCTAAGATCTATAATAACACCCTCATAACATATACCAAATTCATTCGTTCTTGATTTTTTATAATAGTCATGGAGTTCATTTCTAGTGATATTCTTACTAAATATTCTATGCCCATTCTGTAATGATTCATAAAACATATAAAAATCATTAAATCCCACATTGAATATAGGAATTCCATTATATGTAAAATCCCCATTTTTCATTAATTACTAACTCCTGCTAATCGTTTCCAATTATGATTCTGACTTTCTATTCTATCTTTACTTGTACTCAGTAAGTTTCCATCAACCGCGATTTTAGCTAATTTAACAACAAGTTGAATACCTTCTTTGCTTATTCTATCATACTCAACTAACTTATTTTTATCACAAAAATCCTTTATTTCGTTATATGTACCGATAGATCTAACATTAAATGTGGTTTCCACTGATGCTAATATATTACCATCAAATTCCACCTCATTCGGTAGTCTATCTAGACGTATAGCGTATATTAAATAAGTTCCGATAGTCAATGCTTTAGATAAATGGTCACAGTAATTCATCTCATCACCATTAAGTTCTACATAAGAATCATCACTATGATATAAATTTTCAGGTAAATAGCTTTTATCATGGACTGTACTTATAATCGTATCAAATGCATCTTTCACTTTATGTAAAT